AGATTGTCCTGATTTCTACCCCGACGCTGAAAAATCAAAGCCGGATTGAAGCCGCCTACCAGAAAACGGACATGCGGAAATACTTCGTGCCCTGCCCGGCGTGTGGTGAATATCAGGAATTGATTTGGGAGCAACTGAAGTGGGAAAAGGGAAAACCGGAAACGGCACGGTATGAGTGCGGTGGCTGTCAGTCCCGTATCCCTCATTTCGAAAAAGAGAAAATGCTTGCCCGTGGTGAGTGGGTTGCGGAGCGACCGCTCAGCGGGTCCGCCGGTTTCTTTATCTTTGAAATCTATTCACCATGGGTTTCGTGGGCTGATATGGCTACCGCCTTCGAAGAGGCCAAAGCCGAAGAAGAGAAGAAAGGCGACAGCACCAAGCTCCAAGTCTTCTTCAATACCTCATTGGCGCGAACGTGGGACCCAGAGGAAGAATTGAAAAAGAAAGACGGCGAAATCCGCTTCCAGCAAGAAACCTACCCCGCCGAAGTTCCGGACGGCGTGCTGGTGATTGTGGCTGGGGTTGATGTTCAAGGCAACCGGCTGGAAATCGAAATCGTTGGCTATGGCCACCACCAGGAAAGCTGGTCACTGCAATATCATGTGCTGGAGGGCGACCCGACTGAATCTCAAGTTTGGGAGGATCTGGCATCACTCCTGAGCACTCCACTGACTGATACCAAAAAGCGACGACGCTGGATTGATGCAGCCGCAATAGACTCCGGCGCCTACACAAAACACATTTACGGGTTTGTGGTTCGCAATCGTGGCCGCCGATGGTACGCCGTCAAGGGGGCAAACCGGCGCGGACGGGAATTTATTTCGCGACCCCGAACGGTGGCGCTTGGGGAATATGAAACCAGCCTGTGGATAATCGGCACGGAGAAAGCCAAGCGTGAGTTTTATAAGGCGCTCAGGCGAACGACCCCAGGCCCTGGCTTCTGCCATTTCCCCGACCATTACGAGCAATCATATTTCGATATGCTTTTGTCAGAGAAAGAGGTTCTCTACAAGCGGCACGGGGTTATCCAGAAAGATCCTGAGACAGGCCGGCCTATCACCTATTTCACAAAAATCCACGACAGCGCCAGGAACGAAGCCCTGGATTGTCGGATCTACGCAGAAGCCGCGCTCACGATTCTCACGCCCCGGTGGAAGAAAATCGAGGAGCAACTGGCTGTAATCCCATCACCAGAGGAAGTCCAGGTTGAAGCACGACCCGTGGCCCCGGCCCGAAAGAGCGGATGGATGAGAGGTATCAAATGAGCACAGTAGTTTTGAATCAGGAACCGGCAACGCTGGTGGCTGGATCCACCACAACTTGGAAGAAGGAAGACTCCGACTATGCTCCGTCAGATGGGTTCACGTTGACTTACCATTTTCGGGGCAATGCGGTTGGTGCCAGCTTCAGCGTGGTGGCCACCACCAGCACGAGCGGTGATTACTGGGAAGCCACGATCACCAATGCGAAAACGCAGGGACTCCCAGCCGGTGCATATGGCTGGCAAGCTCAGATTAGCGACGGCACAAACAAGCATGTGATTGGTAGTGGTACGCTTTTGCTTCAAGCCGATTTTGCCGACACTGATGCGCCGTATGATCCCCGCTCCCAAGTGAAAAAGACGCTGGACATTATCAACCAAGCAATTCAAGACAAAGTGTTTCGTGATCAATCCAGCTACTCAATCGCGGGCCGGTCGCTCAACCGGATACCACTCACTGAGCTGATTCAGTTACGAAGCACTTACTCTCAATTGTATGAAGATGAACTCAGGGCTGAACGGCTCGCTCAGGGCGGTGAGTACCTCCGACAAATAAAAATCAAATTCAAATGAGGCAAGGATGAAGCTGACAATTACTCAAAAGGCGAAATCGACATGGCAGCTATGGGCAGGGCGAGCAACACAAGCCGCTAGATATGTAACGGCTAAAATTACCCGGTTGACATCTGATTTTTTTTCCCCTCTAAAGTCAGAAGATCAGGAGTTACGACATGATCTGAGGGTACTTCGGGCAAACGCCCGGAAACTGGCTCACGACAGAGACCACATGAAGCGGTTCCTGCAACTCGTTGAGAATAACGTAATAGGGCCTGAAGGCATTCAACTGCAAGTGAGAGCGGCTACCCCGGATGGGACTTTACTAAAAGGATTGAACCAGAAAATCCAAAACCTCTGGTGGGAATGGGGGAATGATCCTGATACAGCTAGCGCGAACAGCAGAATGAACTGGCCAGCCATTCAGCGCCTCTTTGCGCGAACCCTTGCGCGTGATGGTGAAGTGCTGTGCAGAATGGTGCCAGTCAAAAATAACCCCTTTGGGGTTTCGGTCCACTTCTATTCAGTCGATTGGCTAGATGAAACCTATAATACTATACTGGCAAATGGCAACCGGGTCATAATGAGCGTGGAGATGGATGAGTTTGACCGACCGGTTGCATTTTGGTTCACTCCACCAGCCACAGAGAAGTTCTACCGCCAGCAATTCTTGATCGATAGCCGTCAACGAATTGAAGCAGATGAAATTATTCACGCCTTTATTGTAACGGACGCGACTCAAAGCCGAGGTATCCCATGGAGCCACACATGCTCTATCAGGCTAAACCATGTGGGAGGATATGAGGAAAGTGAAGCAGTGAGAGCGCGAGGCGGTGCGGCTTGGCTTGGCTTCTACAAAAAGCCAGGTGAAGGATATACCGGCGCCACGACCCAAACCCAGCTACTACAGGAACTCGAACCAGGAACAATTAGCGAATTACCGGCAGGTTGGGACTTTATCGCTAACAACCCGAGCAGTCCTAACCCGATCTTCGGCGATTTCATGAAGCATCAACTGCGCTCAATCAGTGCCGGCCTTGGTGTGAATTACAATTCTTTGGCTGGTGATTTAGAGAGTGTAAATTATTCCAGCTATCGAGCCGGGTCACTCCAGGAGCAAGATCATTGGAGAATTATTCAGGCATTTATTGCTACTCACTTCTGCAATAAGGTTTATAAAATCTGGCTTAGGTATCAGCTTTTAAACGGAACAATCAATGAACAAGAGTTTGAGTTAGCACAGTCCCCACTCTGGCGACCCAGAGCATGGCTAGGAGTTGATCCAGAAAAAGACCAGCAGGCTCATGTAGTGGGGTTACAAAACTATCTCACGACCTATACCGATGTGGTCGAAGGTCAAGGCAAAAGCCTTGAAGATGTATTCGCTCAACGAAAAGCAGAAAAAGATATGGCTGCCCAATATGGGCTTACGCTCCCTTACTAATATGCGATGCCCCTACTGTGAATCGGATCAAACTCAGGTAATCGAAACTGACCGCCGTTGCGACAACACGCGGATCTATCGTCGTCACCATTGCAATAGTTGCTATTGTCGATTCAACTCATATGAGATTAGAGAAGAGCAAGTAGGGCTATTGCGAAAAATCCTTGCCATAATCCCTCACTCGAAATCAGTAAAACCCCCATATATAGGGGGACAGCCCCCTAGTCAATAGTCTCCCCTCTGTTTCTCTTCTACCGTTGGGGCATGCACAAGAGCCCTAACCTTACCGGAAAAGTTCAACATCGGACCGTTGCTATCACCCGAGAGGCCATAGATATTGAGGCCCGAACCGTTGATATTGCTTTTGCTAGTGAGACCCCGGTTGATCGTTGGTGGTATACCGAAGTTCTTTCTCTTGATCCTCAGTCCATCCGGTTGGGACGGATGCAAAACGGCGCCCCCCTTTTGAAAAATCATGACACGGCCTATCAAATTGGGGTTGTGGACTCAGCAGTGATTGATAAGGATAAAGTTGGAAGGGCAACGGTAAGATTCTCGAAAAACAAGGAAGCTCAGGAAATCTTTCAGGATGTAATTGATAACATCAGGCGACATATCTCCGTTGGCTACTTGGTGCATAAAACAGTTGAGGAGAAAGGCGGCGCCAGTCCTGTTGTCAGAGTGGTTGACTGGGAACCGTTGGAAGTTTCATTTGTACCAATACCAGCCGACGACACGGTGGGCGTTGGTCGCAATTTGCAGGAGAAAACAATGCCACGTGAAGAGCGAATGAAGGCCGGTGATGTTTATGGCGTCACCTTGGCAGTGTCCGGTGATATGACGGTTGACTCTGTGCCAGATGGCGAGGAAGAAGACCTTCTTGAAGAAGACCCAATGAAAGAAATGGCGGCGGAAGGGGTTGACGGAGAAGAGCCTCAACGAAGCACAAAAAATAATTTAGGGAATGCCACGCTGATTCTAAATTTAGCACGCCAACTTAACTGGCCCAGTATTATGCCACTTGCTCGACAGTACGCGCTCGAAGACCGACCATTATCGGAATTTCGAAAGGCAGCGTCGGCCATTTTGCATAAACAGACCCAGCAGCAAAGGCTTGTAACGCCGCCGCCCATAGCAACCACCGCTTGGCCTCAGATTGATTTCAATCACTACCGCCCCCGATACTTTAAGGGGGCGACCAATGCAGAAGCCGCAGAAAAGGCATACCGGTTTGGCCAGTTTTTTCTTGCCACGATGGGACGGGCGAAGGCTCAGAGATTCTGTCGAACAAATGGGATCCCTATTATTCGCGGCCAAAAGGAAAGTGAGAACGATCTCGGCGGGTACGTAGTGCCGATTGAGTTTGAAACAAGCTTGATAGATCTCCGTGATAAGTATGGAGTTTTCCGCCAGCACGCCCAACAGATGGTGATGGGTAGCAATACCAAGCAGTTTTCGATTGACGATGACGAGCTTGAAGCTGAATTTGTAGGAGAAGAACAGACAACCACTGAACAGGAAGAAACGCTACGAAATGCACTACTTGTAGCCAAGAAGATTAAAATCACAACCGGAGTCTCTGATGACCTTGATGAGGATTCCCTTGTTAATATGGGTGATCTTTTAATGAATCGCATCGCCCAGGCATTTGCGCGGAAAGAAGATAACTGTGGGTTCAATGGGGACGGAACTTCTCCCTTTGGTGGAATTGTAGGGGTCATCCCTAAATTTCTTAGCTTGGATGCAACTATTGCAAATATTGCGGGGCTGGTCGTTGCGTCCGGCTCTGGATATGCAAGTAACTACAACTCAATCACTCTTACCGATTTCGAAAACGTCGTAGGGTTGCTTCCTCAGTATGCGGATGAGGCTAAGCCTCAGTGGTTTGTCCATCGATCTTTTTGGGCAACCGTGATGAGGCGAGAACTGTTAGAGCTTGGAGGTGCAACTGTGAGTGACGGGACCGGAGCAGCCGTTAAGGAATATCTTGGATACCCAGTGGTGTTTTCTCAGGTGCTCCCAAAAGTCTCCGCAGTCTCTCAAATTGTTGCGATCTTCGGTGATTTATCACTGGCTGCCGTCTTTGGTGATCGTCGTGGGACCGAAATTAAAACCTCAGAGCATGCCGACTTTGATAATGACCGAATTAAGATCAAAGGCACCCAGCGCTTTGATATTAATATCCATAGCGTAGGCAATGCACATGCGACGGCCAGTAGCCGCAAGCCTGGGCCAATCGTTGCGCTGATTACAGCAGCAAGTTAAGGAAGGCGCCTAATGAATTATTCAATGGCTGAAAAAATAGTGCCTGTAATCTACCCAGGCGCAATCGTTGATGACGCATCCTGGACTTGCCAGGAAGTTGATACATTTGGATTTAACTTCTGTAAATTTGTTTTCCAGCTTGGAGCCACAGACATTGCAATGGTGGCGCTGAAACTTCAAGAGAGTGATACCAGTGGGAGCGGGTTCACGGATGTTACGGGGACCAACTTTGCGACTGATGGGACTCTTCCTAGCGCCACAAACGACAATAAACTCTTTGCTATTTGCGTGAACCTGACAGGGCGCAAGCGGTACCTGAAGCCTGTGGCTACAGGAGGCAATGGCTCCACCGGTACCTATTTATCAGCATTTGCAGTACTTTCAGGGGCGCACCAATCGCCAAACAGCGCGACTGAACGCGGGTTTACTGGGGAACTGGTGGTGTAATGCCCAGGGTAATCCGATTGCTTTGTGATTGTAACGTTTTTCGAACTCCATTGGCGGTAGGTGCGATCCTGATTGAAGGGAAGCATCTTGCCAGCCACGGGGTTGACCAGCTTCTCAGAACAAAGCAAGCGGAACTCTACGTTGAGCCAGCCCTTGTGCCAGAGCCGGTAATTGAACCCGAGCCGCAACCTGAACCAATACAAGATTTACCCGAGCCAGCCCCACCGGTTGGCCGGTCCAAAAGGAAGAAACGATAATGGCCGCCGAACTCAAAGAGACTCTAAATGTAACGTTTACCCCGACCGGGTTGAGCACTTCTTTTGGGAGTGCCAGTTCAGTATCAATTGACGTATCCGGGACGGCATACAGCCACAAGGTCCAAACAGTGGGGACAACTGCCGAGGCAATTGGAGTGGACGATGCCGGTACAACTGGAACGATCTACATCAAGAATTTAAGCGCCGTGACTGTCACTTTGTCGGTGAACGACGGAACAAACGAAATCAGCTTTGCCATCCTTGCTACCGGGCGACGAGCGGCATTCCCACGAGCTAACGTAACCTACAAAGCCGCCGCTGCGTCCAGCACGGCGAACCTTGAAATCTTGGTAGTCCCGGCGTAACCAATGATCAGCGTTGACGGGTTGGAAAGTTTTTTTGACCTGGATGAGTTTGCGGAAGAAGCCCTACTGACACCAGCCATCGGCTCACCGCGAACCATCCGGGTGATTTACGACGAAGCCCAGGGAAGCGACAGTGTGACCGGATACCCGCAGTTCAGCCCCGATTATTTTATCACGGTACAAACTGCGGATATGGCTGGGGTTGGGACTGAAGATTCAACTATTACAATCCGGGGAAGTAGTTTTCAGATTGTGTACCCCCAGGCTGACGGGACCGGGACTTCACGGGCGATATTAAGGAAGCTGCGATGAGCGTGGATTCAGATTTGAGAGCAGGGATTGCGACGCGGATCAGTACGATATTAACCGACGCCCCACGCCCACAAGTCTTTGGCTTCCCTCAGATCCGACGAAACGCCGCTGAATTTTTGGCTGCCTTCGCCAGCCCTGACGACCCGAACTTTGTTCACGCTTGGCAAGTCGGGGCGACCCGAACCGCGCCGCAGCAGCTAGCTTCCAGACGGGAACTTGGGAAAGTTCGGAGTTACCAGTTGAGTTGCTGGTATCAAGCGACCAATACAAATGATGCCTACACAGCTTTTTTAGCCACGATTGAAACCGTGGCAAAAGATTTAAACGAAACGCAGTTCAGCAACCAGGTACGGGGATTACCGATTGAATTTACTATCGAGATCCCTGAAGCCATTGACGAAATTTTAGTTTACAAAGCGGTGGCTGAAATCACTTTCAACTGCCAATCGTGAGGAAATAAATGGCACGCGCAACAGACCCCAAAGATTACACCCTGAGATCCACTGACGGACGCTGGTGGCAGATTGATTATGACGAGATGCCAGCCGACGCAAGTACTGATTTTATCGTAACTGCCGGCATCCCTGACGCAACCGCGTACCCGTCAGCCGTTGAGCTTTTCCGGTTGGTTGATGGGAATGCCACGATTACCAAAACCCGGACGAAAATCGAAAAAGTTACGCACGCACGCGGGAAAATCTCTTTTCCTGGCAAGCCGACCCAGATGGCAACCACCACATTTATGGATGTGCTGGATCCGACTATCCTGGCGTCAATCCCTGCGGTTGGAGTAGATGCAACAGAGTCGGTGCGTGTTCGGATCAGTGATGGGACGGGAATACTGCCTACAGGGAAATCACTGGTTTATATTTCCTCCCAGGCCAACAATGAATTCGTGGCCGCATGGTACAACGCGGATATCTGGGGAGATTGGACCGCCGACTTTCCTGCCGATGGCAGCGGGATTGCTTCCATGTCAGTCACGGTTGAGGGACTTGCGGTTCCAACTCGTGCAGTTGGCGACCAGGTTGGATTTATTCAGAAAAAAACTGATTAACGGAGGGGACTGTGGGCACTGAGCAGGTGGCATTCTACCCGCGAAAGCCCGGCTTCGCCTCAGTTTCGCTGGTTGATTTTTTTCGACCAAACTACGCGGGCCGGGTTCTTTCGGCTCGTTTGTTGTGTTCAGTGGCTGGGACGGGAACAACTGGCTGGGATATTCGGGCTGGTGGTGCTTCCGTATTTTCCCCGACTCCAACCCTTTCATCGGGCGCGACCGCTTCAAGCCTTTTTAACGCCAGTACCGCCGCCCGGATATTCGCCGCCGATACGGAAATTTCAGCCCATATCACGACGGTATCCGGTACACCACCCACCAATATTTCAATTCAGATGCTGGTGGAATTTGATGGAGTGCCGCCACGGCGGGAGCGGTACACAGCAGGCGAGAATCTCAGTGCGCTCCGTGTGGTGAAAATCGAAAGCGGGCAGGCGTTCTACGCCGACAGCTCCGATGCCACCGACCGGAACAAAGTATTAGGGATCACGACCCAAGCCGCCGACGCAGGCGATCAGATTTCAATTCAGACAGCGGGAGAGTTCGAAGACGGGGTATGGAGTTGGACGGTAGGCACCCCGATTTTCTTCAATTCTTCGGGTGCGCTGACCCAAACCCCACCCAGTTCGGGTTTCCTTCAGGCTGTGGCCAATCCAATCACCACAACAAAAGTTTGGATACAACTTCAGCCTTCAATTCTTTTATGAGATGAGGATCTATGGCAGCAAAGAAATACATCGCGCTTTCAAGTGGACAACTTATTGAGGTTCAGGCTACTGATTCCAGTGCTGGGGCTGGAGATGCTGGAGATCTTGTAGCCCTGGATAGTAGCGGGAAGATTGCCTCAAACATGCTTCCGGTGGGAGTCGGCGAGATTACCGAAGCTATTGAATGCACTGAGAATTTGTCAGCGGGCAATCTTGTCAATATTTACAACTCATCAGGGAAAAAGTGCCGCAAAGCCGATGCCTCCACCCCATATCGCGCTCACGGTTTTGTTCTGGCTGGGTATACATCGGGGCAAACTGCCGACGTATACCTGTCCGGATCAATTACTGGCCTGAGTTCTAAAACCCCAGGCGCTGCACAATATTTGAGTACAGGCGGGACTTTAACTGAAACCGCGCCTTCGACCGCTACTCATATCTCTCAAGAAATCGGATATGCCGAGAGCGATACAGAGGTAGCCTTCCACCCACAGCGACCAATTACCCTGGCGTAAAGTATGGCAGGCAATAAATATATCCGGCTACAGTCTGGGGTTTTTGTGGAAGATACCGGCCTGCAATCCAGCGCCGGAGCCGGGAGCGCGGGCGAGTTGGTGGCGCTGAACTCAGCAGGGGCAGTTGATATTACAATGCTCCCCACGACGCCAGGGGCGCGGGTATATCGGTCCACCAACCAAAATATCACCACCAGCACAGGCACCGTTATCACGTTTGATTCTGAGCGGTACGATACTGACACCCTTCATAGCACGGTATCAAATACCAGCCGACTGACAGCCTCACGAGCCGGGAAATATGCGATCAGTTGCCATGTCGAATGGACCTCAAACTCAACCGGTGGCCGGTGGGTTCGACTGCTACTGAACGGGGCAACCGTGATTGCTCAGGACTTCAGGCTTGGCGCCAGCTCCAGTACTGACGCTCTTAATATGTCGCTGAGCACAATCTACACGCTTGCCGCCAGCGACTATGTGGAAGTTCAAGTTTGGCACAATCGGGGTTCCGGATTGAACGTGCTCTCGTCGGCAAACTACTCCCCAGAGTTCGCAATTCAGTGGCTGGCCCCATAGGAGGAATAATGGTTTTCGGAAGTCGTGAGTCTCAAAGTGCGGAAACCGACATGTACCGGATTGAGGAAGCGGATTACCTCACCCTGAAATCCCTCACCTTCACAATCAATGGCGCCGACCCGCGACAAGCTCAAATTAAATTGATCGGAGTCTACGGCAAGAAGACAGCCGTGGTTGAATTCGAAGGCCAGGAAAAGCAACTCTTCGAAGAATGGCAATCAGAGGTGCTTCTTGATATGCGCGTGGCTCAACTTGAGCAGGCAGTTGGAGAGGGGATTAGCGCCCAAACTGTAGGGTTCGCCGAGGCAACAAAGTTGATGCAAGATCTTTCAGTGATTCATGAATCAATTGTGGCCACAGCCGACCAGATGCTCACCTTGATGCAGGCCGCAGGCCGGATAGCCATTCGCCCAACCATTTCACGGGTAACAGAGAAATGAGATGCAAGTTGTTGTTTTCCCACTTGGATACCTACTGGAGGAAGATGTGCCAGCCCCACTTTTGGAAGACTTAATGGATGCGTTGCACGGTGGTGGTTGCCGAGTGTGGTTTGGCTCTGAAATCACTGATGAAATCCTGCCATCCAACTTCAATGAGAATGGCGAGCCAGACTATACCACTGAGGAACTGGCGGAGACTGGCCCTGAAGGGTCGCTGGAATACGCACAAGAGCAGAAGAAGAGGCAGAGCCAGGGCCGGGCGTTCCCATCGCGCACGGATGTGATTAGTGAGAGTTTCAAAATCAACGTGGAATTACTTTCGATTCACGGAGGGAACGGGGGAGCAATTCGGAACTACCTGTCAGGCCAACGGATCACCAACCTTGAGGTAGAGGATAAGCCGGTTTCACGGATTGGTGTCAGTGATACCGACTACCAGCCGTTCAGTCTAACCCTAAGTTTCCAGAACCTTTACAAGACAAGTACAAGCTATAACTACCTGATTGCAATCATTCATTCCGCTACCTGCCCAGGATTTTCTTTTACAGGGTCGGATGAGGCTTTCGCTTCGATTGAAGCGACGATTGAAGCTCAGTATGGGCCAAATGAAGCAATCGGGGCGGTTACGATTATGAGCCTGTGATATGGAACTTACGCCCCTCCAGTCTGAATCAGGGAAAACCTACTGGCTGCGACCGCCGCCGCCCGGAATATTATTTCAGTGTGATTTAATGCCAGTGACGCTACTGCAAGCAGTGCATGAGCAACTCGAAAAAAGCAGTAAGCGACGGCGACGCCCAAAAAAAGAAGAATCCCCAACTTCTGCACGCACAGTTGAGCGCGAATGCCTCACGATCAGGTTGCGCCGGTTGGCGTGTTTTTTGATTGTCGGGGAAGGATCGGGCAAGGACGATTTTAAGCCAGTCAGCTTCAGTCTTTCCCCTCGGCAGGGACAAGCAGACGTGGCCGTGCTCTCAGAATCCGACCTGCAAGAAATTGGCGGATGGGCACAACCTGACCTTGAATCCTGGGTGCCCTTTATCACCAGTGGCGACAAGGACTTTGTGGTTGAGACAGCCCGGCTCTCTGGGTGCCTCTTCTCCGATGTGATTTTCAACGACCCCACCCGCGCCGCGCTGGATATCGCCCTCACAGAAGCTTGGTTGCTTCAGCAAAACCAACGAGCCGAAGACATTGCCGAAGAGCGCGAGCGCGAACAGCGAATGCAGAACCTCAAAAATGGGCGGTAGCCAATGCCACAGGGAAACACTCTCAATTTTAACATCCCTGCCG